GGCCAGCAGCTCGATGTGCTGCGTGGGGCGCTCCCGCTCGCGAGCTCTCCCGTCTTCGTAGGCGAGCCCTGCGACCACGGCCTCCGCCAGCGTGAGGAGCTGCGGGCAGAGGTCCTTGACCGTCGCGACGGGGATGCCCTCGGGGAGGTCCACGTATTCGCCCGCGCCGATGTGCCACCACCCGACGCCGACGATGCTGAGCGTGACCCCGCCTTGCTTGAGCGGGACCTCGCCACCACCGAAGAGCGGAGGGCGATGGAGGAAGCCGGGGCGGTCGGGATTGGGGCCGGCCTCGATGGCGCCGCCGATGAGGCCGCGCTTGGATTCGTACTGGCCTCGGCTGGTGTCGCAGAAAAATCGAGCCACGGGTGGAGCCTTTCTCCTGCTTATTGCAGGTCGCCGAGCCATGAGCAGGCGCGGCGGTCTTCGACCTTGAGCCCCACCTTCGCGGTCACGTCAAACTGCATGGCGTGGTCGAGGCGGCCGCGGCTGATGGACTCGAAGGGAATGTCGGCGATGCCGCCCATGGCGGTCTGCACCGCGGTCACTCCCGCCGCATCGGGCGCCGCAATGCGCGGCCCTGGAGGCGGGAGATAGTCGACCTGCACGACGTCGGAGTTAAGGAAGAAGATCCCGGCGGTGGCGTTGGTCGAGGCGCTGTTCTGGCAGTCGGGAGCCTCGATGAAGTGCACGCCCCCAGTCGGCCAGTAGAGATGCCGGAAGCCGTCCATCGCGATATCGCCGCCGATGGTCCGGATGGTGCCGGGGTTCATGATGGCCCTCTCGCCGCGACTCACGCCTTCCGTTGCGGTCGGCGGTAGCGGGAGCTGGAGGTACGGCTGGAAGAGCGCCTCGATGATGTCCATGATGGCCGGCGCGCAGAGGCCGATGTTGGGCCTACCGCCGTTGAAGAGAATGGAGACGTTGCGCAGCTCGGTCTTGAGCATCGGCAGGGTGAGCGCTCGCAGCACGCCGCCGTTCTCCGTGACGCGCGAGACCCACTCCGCATGGGTGAGGCCTGCGTAGGCCCCGGTGCCGACGGCGACCGAGAGGCCGGTCATTTGATTGCTGAGGCCCGTCCCCGTGTAGAGCTGCTGCTCCATGAGCTTCAGCGCGGCGGCGAGGGCATCGACCCTGGCCTCCATCATGAGGTTGGTCATCGTCGAATAATCGGCGGGGATGCCGGCGCCAGGCTGCGCCTTCCAGAGCAGGTCGTCCGTCACCCGAGCCGGGGCCTCATAGGTCCCATACGGGAGGGAGAGATTCTGCGGCACGTCGCTCGCCGGGGTGAGGAAGGCCCCACCGTCGAGGTTGGTATTGCCGGCGACCTGGCCCGAGGTCTTCACCTGCCAGGTCATCGTCTGGCCGGTGTTGCCCTGGAGGATGCTGCCGAGCAGGGCGAAGAGGCGCAGCGTCGGGGTCTTGCGTTGCGCGAGGGTGAGCTTCTTCCGGTAAACGGTCGGGAGTGCCCCGCCCATATCGGCGATTGAGAAAACGGCCATGGTGTGAAGTCCTTTTCCGGTGGTGCTGAAGGCGCGCTACTTGACGGTGGCGGCTTGCGCTTGCGCGTTAGCGATGGCCTGGCGCGAGAGGTCGGCGGCGAGCTCCGGGCGTTCTTTGGCGATGGCCTCAATCATCTCGGCCTCGATGGGGTTGACGCGCGCAGTCTGCATTTGCTGGCGCGTGTCCATCGTCTGCTGAGCGCCGTTGATGCGGCCGAGGCCGCTCACCGGGAGCGTAGGCCGGGGAGCCTGCGCTAGATGCTTCAGCTCGCCCCTGAACAGCTCGTCGACAGCCTCAGCGACGGGGATGCACCGCTCGATGCCAAACTCGTCCTTGACCTTGCGCACCACCTCGCCGCTCGCGTCGACGTCGAAGCCGCCGAGGTGCGCGTTGAGGTAGGGCGCGAGGTGCGGCGAGTTGGGCCCGAGATGGCGCACGAACTCATCGCGCACGAGCGAGGCCCGCCGGGTGCGTTGCTCGGCTTGCTGCGCCTCGGTGCGCTTCTGGCGCTCCTCGGTGAGCCCGCGGGTCAGCGCGACCACCTGCTCTTGTAACGTCTTCAGCGTGGGGTTTTTGCCGTCGTCCACTGCGGGTGCAGCAGGCGCGGCAGGAGGAGGCTCGGCCGCTTTCAGCGCCGCCTGGTATTGCTCGAGGGTGGCCTTGATGACCCCGGGGACGAGGTCCTTCACAGCGTCTCGAACTTGGCCAAGCACCATCCGCTGAATCGTGGCCTGCATCTCGGCTGTCACCCCGCCGCTGGGGACTCCGGTTTTACCTCCCGGTGAGGACTCCGGGTCATCGGCCCCGGTGCCGTTGTGCCAGTCAAGCTGCAACCGGCGGTGACTCTTCATGGCGCAAGCTCCCTCGCGGTCAGCGACGAGGCTGGCCGCTGATTTTGGATAAAGCCGCAGGTGGCCGTACAACCGGTCGGTGACGACCGAAAACGAGGCGTGGAGCGAGATGCGAGCGCTCATTGGGGCGCTCGCGGATAGGCCGAGGCCGATACCGCGCAAGGTCTTTGACGCGGCGTGGGCGCGCTACTGCCAGCTCGTGCTGGAGCATCCCTCGGTGCGTCGGCTCTTCGAGCCGTTCGCCGCTCTCGAGCGCTCGGTCGAAGGCGGGAAGCTGCGCACGCTTTGGTGGTTGGCTCCCTGATTTTGGGAAAACCCGGGGACGCGGTACAATCGACGTGTGACGGACGAAGAAGCCTGGAAAGAAGCGGGGGACCTTGTACAGGTCCTTCTCGCGATCGTGCCGCCGATACCTCGAGCGGCCTTTGACGCAGCGTATGCGCGCTTTGACACGCTCAGGCGCGAGCACGAGGCGGTTGGCCCGCTCTTCGAGAGCTTCTATCATCTCGAGCTGGCCACCGAAGGCGGCACGCTGCGCACGCTGACCTAGCCCCGCCCGTTACTCCATCCCAAGAGCCCGGCGCGCTCGCTGCACCATCGTCCACGCCTCCGGGTCGACCCTCCGCAGATATGCCGGCTGGTGCACGTAGGCCGTGTGCGTCTCGGCGACCCACTCCGCCAAGCTCTCCCCCTCGTGCGCATAGGTCGAGACGCAGCGCTGTGGCGTCCGCACTCGCTTCTGGCCGTGCTCCTCAAGTTCGCGCAGGGCCTCGCGCGCCTCGCGCTCTTTTGGCGTCGACGCCTCGTCGGCCTCGTCGGCCTCGGCTGGGTACGTCAGGTAGTCGGCCGAGAGCCGGATGTGGAGGCCCTTGGGGTGCCGCGAGCTTTTCACTCGCGCGGCCTCGCGCAGGGCTCGGTGCAGGTGATGCGAAAGCTCGTGCGTGTACGTGCTGTCCTCGACGCCGCCCGCCATCAGGCCAGAACCTGGCACGACTTCCGGTCGAAAGTCCGCGTCTGCCGGGTCGTTGATGCGGCGCCGCGCGGTCTCGGATTTGGCCGCGAGGCGAGCGGCGCGAGCTGAATCCATGACCGGGAACTTCATTAGCTGCTCGCCAGGCCGGGCGCTCTGGCCCGGCAGCATCAGCTTGCGTGCGGCGTGTGGCGAGGGCATCCAGAGGCCGTCTACGCCGTCGGGGAGGTCATCAATGACCACCTCGCCCATCGGGAAATTCTCGAGCATCGGAGCGAAGCCGCCGTCCTTGACGATGACGGCGAGGTCGCGACTGAGCTGCTCCACCGCCTTGGCCTTCTCCTCGGCGGGGACCCCTTTGCGCGCGTCGCGATGCGGGCCCAGGAGCTGCTCGAGCGGTACCGCCGCAGGCTTGGGTGGTGGTGGCGGCAGAGGCGGAGGCATCTCAGGCACGAGGGGCGGCGCCACCAGCCTCGGCTTCTTTGGTCGAGGCGGCCTCGGCTCAGGCTGCGGCTCAGGCTCGGGGAGCGCCGCATCCTTCGGCGGCTCAGCGCCTGGCGTCTCTTCGCTCGTCGGCCCGTAGCCGAGCTTGTCGAGGGCCTTGTCCCAGCTCTTCTTGCTCGCCGTGATGCGGCATCCGCAGTTGTGCACCACGATGCCGCCGGCCACGTAGCTCTCGTCGGTATCGACGGTCAGGTTGTAGACGGCCCCGTTGAGCGGGCCTGGCGCGAGCTCGGCCCAGAGGACCCGCAGCGGCGCGTGCTTCGCGGTGAAGACGATATCGCCCTCGCGCACGTCCTCTGCATTGACCCAGCCTCTCGGCGTCATCACCGGGTGATTGCCGGTCGCCTCGAGCTTCAACCCGTCTCCGCGCAGCACGATGAGGCGCTTCGGCGAGACATTGATGTAGACCTGCGTGACCTTCCGCGGGCGGCCCGAGATGCCGCCAGTGACGTAGTCGCCCGTCGCTATCCACTCGATGGGCTTCGGCCCTCGAGGCGTGCTGATGAGCGTGCCGGCCGGGAGGCAATTGGGGTGGGCCGGGGGGTGCGCTATCTCGCGCTCCTTCTTGGTCCCCTTGTAAATCGTCCACGTGCCGTCGATGGGGCGGCTCTGCCCATGCAGGTGATTGCAGACGTCGCAGTCGTACGAGAGGACGTGGACCCAGGTCTTGCGCAGCCCCGGGATATTCTTCGCCGCCTCCTCGATGTGTTGCTGCTGCGACGCCCCGTAAAGATGGTTGGTCTCGGTGCGGATGAGCAGCTCGGCGCGGGAGCGCCCGATGGTGCCGAGGAGGCCGCTCTTCCCCGCTATCTCGCGCGCCACCTTCGCCGGGCTGTCGCCAGCATGGAGGCCGAGGAAGATGCGCTGGCGGGTCTCCTTCAGGAGGTCCTCGCCGTAGCGGTCCACCGAGGCGCCAAACTGCTCGGCCAATAACTCGTGCCTCGGGTCGGCGAGCACGGCCTTGGCGCGGCCCACGGTCGGGAGCGGAGGGTGCTCGTGGCCGGCGGCCTCGGCGAGGGTCTTTAGCTCGTCGCCGAGATGCCGCGCCGCCAGCTCCAGGGCCTTGCGCTGCGCTTTGGTAATGACGCCACGCGAGCCTTGCTTGAGCGCCTGCACACTGAGCTTCGCCTCTGCCAGCGATTGCTGCGCGGCGAAGACGTCGAGGGGTGCCCCCTCTTCGCCGAGTGTCGCCAGGCGGCCCTTGAGCGCCTCCTGCGTCCGCTCGAGCAGCGCGAGGAAGTTGGCCGCCGTCTGGCCCTCCAGCTCGCCGACCTCGAGCGCATGCTTGAGTAGAGCGCGCGAGAAGGGCGACTCCGGCGGGGCCTTGCCCCGAGGGCTCACGACTCAACGGGAGGCGCAGGCGCCTTCGCTTTGCCGAAGACCGGCGGGCGGCCCTTGGGGGCCTGGGCTTCTTCGCTGTCCTCGTCCTCGCTCTCGTCGTCGTCCTCTTCATCATCGGCACCAGGCTTGCCGCCCGTCATCGGCATCGGGGGATGGGCCGCCATCCTGTCGGCGGCCTCTACCTTGCGGTCGATGCCCTCGCCTATCTCGGTCTCGATTTTCTTCTTCGAGGGCTCATCGAGATGCGTCAGAGCGCGGCCTGCGATGCGCGTGTACAGCTTCTTTGAAAACGTGGGGGACGGGATATCAAACGTCCCGATGAGCGCCGCGGTCTTCAGCTCGTCGTCGAGGGTGCCAGCGTCGTAGCTGTCGAAGCCACTGCACGACCACTGGGTCCCGTCTCCCTCGACCAGTGAGACGATGCCCAGGGTCTCTTCGATGGCCGCGCGCACGTAGCCGCCATACGCGCAGAGCATGACCTCGGTCGCCCGGTGGTCCTCCTGCTTGCTCTCGCCCGAACGCTTGACCGCATCGACGGCCTTGGCGTCCACGCTGAGCGCCATCTGGTGGACGATGCGGTAGCCCTCGTCCCTCTTCGAAGCGATGCGCGCGGCGGCGAACTCGAGCGGCGAGGTGTCAGCCGCGGACCATCCAAACTCCTCCCCCTCGCGGGTGCCGTCGCCGCAGCGCAGGTGGACGAGAATGCCCTCGCCGAAGACGCGGTTCGGGGCGCCCGCGTCGCCGCCCTGGCTCTTCAGGTAGGGCTGGAGGAAGCAGGAGGTATGTTGGCCATAATTGACCATGTTCTCCTGATTCAGGAGGTTGGTCTGCCACGAGGCGAGCTTGTTGGCGGGCCAGAGGCCGTGCGGTATCTCGAGCATGACGAAGGGCACGAGGCCGAGGCCGTGGTCGCCCTCGCCGAGGATGCGCGAGGCGGGAGCTCCGTCCTCGTCCTTGATGCCGGTCTGCCAGGTGCACCAGCTCTCGCGGTCCACGTGCGTGTACGTCTCGACGATGCCGCGGGGGTTTGGGAAGTCGCGGTACGCGCAGACCTCGCGCAGGAGGACCCACTCGAGGCGCCCTTGCGGGTCGCGCTGCCAGTCGAGAATATCTTCGGGGGCGAAGCGAGTAAGCACGGTGCTCTTCGCCTCGCCTCCCTCGTCCTCGGCCTCCCGCTGGCCTACGGCGGCCGTGGTGCCGACGAGCCATCCTGAGCGCTGGCAGATGAGCACGTCGAGCCAGGCATCGCGCAGGAAGTCGAGGAAGTCGAGGCCGCTGCCGTTGCAGTCGCCGAGGAAAGGCGCGAACCACTCCGGGGGCTCGGGGAGTGCCTCCATCTCCGGGTCGGCCTCGGGGAGGATGATGGGCTCCTCGCTGAACAGGTAATGCCTGAAATAGTCGACGATAGCGGCGAGATAACCGACGTACTCGGCGCGCTGCCACCGGGCGTTGTACTTGACGTCAGGCTCCCCCTCGAGCTGCCAGAGGAAGCGCCTCTGCTGGCCTTGACGCGGGTCAACGGCAAACGTGCCGAAGCCGCCCGCATCGTACGGCGCCCTCCCGTCGACGAAGGTGCCCGCCGCCGCAAGCAGCTCCTCGCCGCCGCGGTAGAGCAGCCGGTAATCGCTCCAGGCCCTCTGCCACTTGACGTATTCGGGGTGCCGCTCCGTAAGGCCCTCGTGGATGGTCGACGCTTTAGCCAATCGGCACCCGTCTCCCGCCGCTGGGGTAGGCCCCCACGGCTGCTTCGTCCTTGAGGTACTCGAGCATCCCGTAGCGGAGGGCATCGAGCGCATGGTCGCTCTGGCCGTCGGCCGGGAGGTCGAGGAAGCCCGCACGGTCTCGCGTCTGCGCCCAGACGTACTGAGGCACTTCGCGAATCAGATTGACGCAGCCGCTGAGGATGCGCAGGCGAGGCTGCTTGCCATGCGGCGGGTCCTCGCGAGGGTGCAGCGCCTCGGCGACCTTGCGGACCCCGTACAGGATTTCGTTATCCGCGCCAAAGCACGGGAGGCCGGCGCGCACGAAATCGTAAATGTCCGACGGGCGAGCCGGGTCGGCGAGAAACTGGGTGATTCCCCACTTGCGCTGGAGCCGCCTCGCCTCGGCGACCCACGTGCCTTCGGCCAGGCGCGCGTCGAAGACGATGCGATTCGAGGCGTAGCTCTCATCCACGACGACGTAGCGGTCGCCGACCTCGCCAATGACGATGATGGCGCCTGGTGAGTTCCACCCCCAATCGACGCCAGCCACGACCCGCTTGAAGAGGGCGCGCAGCTCGCGCGAGGGCGCCCATGCGTACTCGGCCCGCAGCTGGGCCTCGCTCAGCACGTGAACGTCGGGCGCGTACTCATCGAAGACCGTGCCCGAGAAGGCGTCGAAGGACGCCTCGTACTCCCGCTTGAAATAGCGCTCGGGGAGCTGCCGCCGCGCCGCCTCAATCTCGCTCGCCGGGATGGCGGGGTTGTCGACCGTCCGCCACTGCACGAGCTCGACCTCTGGGTCGACCATGGCCGCCCAGTCGTCGTAAAACCAATTGCGGCCGAGCGGCGTCGTCGAGGCGATGGCCCAGCCGGCGCGGTCCGAGAGGCGCTGGCGGAGCTGCCCTCGCCAGGCATCGGCCTTGAGTCTCGCCGCCTCGTCAATCCACATCCCGTGGAGGCCCGTCGAGACGAGGTGCAGCGGATTGTCGGCCGAGCGCATCTCGATGAGGATATCGCCCACCAGCCAAAGCTGGCCGTCGCTCGGGTAATGCCCCTCGATGAGCTCGACCGGCAGCGTCTCGTAGAGGTAGCGCAGCGGCTCGCGCAGGAGCTGCGCCGTCGGGGCGACCACCCAGTAATGCTGGGCCGGCCTCCTGCGCCGCCCGAAGCCCGAGACCGCATTGCGCCGGCCTGCGGCAAAGTCGCGGTAGATGCGCCGGCAGAACTCCGCGGCGGCCCCCTTGGTCTTGCCGCCGCGCACGCCGGCCACGAGGCCCAGGAAGCGAGCGCCCGATGCGTGGGCGCGTCGCTGGTACGCGTGAGGCTGGTATCCCGGATGGAGGTCTACTCGCAATGGAGAGCCGCCCGGCGGGCCTCCCTGGCCTCGCGCGTAAAGCTGCCGAGCCACCACCGCGCATGCACCGCGCAGAGTCGCCAGCCCGTGTAGCCTTGCGCGTACGTGCGCTCGAAGCACCGCCGGCAGCGCCACAGCTCGAGCTTCTGCCGGCAGTAGGCCAGCTCATGCCCGGCGTCGAGAACGGCCGCCGTGAGCGCTCCCAGGGCCTCGGCTGCGGACCTCACGCGGCGCCCTTGGCGGGGCCATCGAAATCCCCGAGGACGACGGTGAGGGTCATCGGGCCGCCCTTGTGCTCGGGCTCGCCGCCGCCCTGGAGGCGTGCCACCTCGGCCCGCAGCTTCGCCTTCTGTAGCTCGACCATATCGGGGTCGGAGGGGTCGCCGTCTGCGCCGGTCAGGAGGCGGTCGAGTTTGACCCGCATCGTCTCGTTTTCGAGCTTGAGCCGGTCAATCTCGAGCTTGGCTTTATGCTCCTGCTGGGCGGTGCTCCGCCGGCTCAGGCGATAGGCGAGCGCCTTCCAGTCGGGCTCGAGGAGGTACTTCCCGCCGGGCTTTTCCTTGCCGTCTGGGCCCCTCTCCTTGATGCCATAGCCGCAGCGCGATATGGAGGCCAGGGCGTCGATGTCGGCCCGCTCCATGGCCTGCTCCACCGCGCGAAGAAATTGGGCGTATAGCTCCTCGCCCTTGCCTCCGCGCTTCACCCATTGCTGGAAGGTGCGCCGGCTGATGCCAGCCGCCGAGGCTGCCGTTTCCACGTAGGCGCCGGTGCCGAGGTACTGGATGACCGTCGCTTGCAGCTCAGGGGTGAGCACCGTCTCAGGGCCGCAGCGCTTGAAGAAACGGGGCCGATTACGGACGCTGGTCTTTTTCGCTTTTGCCGGCCCCTTCGACTGCTTGGGCATGCGGCGCCTCTGGGGCCTTCGCGAGCGCAGCCACGAGGCCACGGCGAAGGCGGGAATCGGGTTTGCCGCGCACGGCGGCCCTCTCGAGGAGGGCGCTGGCGCAGGCGAGCACGCAATCGTCACAGATGGCGGTGCACTCGGGCCCGCCTAGCACGTGCTCGATGAGCGCGCTCGGGTCGTTGAGGGTGTACTGACCCTCCTGCCGGCGGCAAAAAGAGCACCGCCTGAGCTGCTGGACGTGGGCCTCGGCCTCGACGCTACGCTCGGGCTTCTCCCCGTGGACGCGATTGAGCGCCACTCAGGAGGCCAGCCGCCCGCATAGCCACTCGCGGATGCGTCGCCGGTTGTGGAGGGCGCGCAAGAGGCCGCCCCGGCGGCGCAGGAGGCGTTCGCGCCAGCGCCAGGCGCGAGCGAAGGCGACGGGGCTGGGCATCAGGCGGCCTCCTCGAATCGGATGGCAGTCGGGTACTGCTCGGCGAGCTTGCGGAGGGTATGGACGGCGAAGCGAAAGGAGTCGGTGCGTCGCCTGCGCACGAGCGTCACCCCCGGCTCGGGCCGAGCGGCCGAGGGGTCGTCCCCCTGGTACCCGGCAAGCGCCTGGGTCACCACGGAGGCGACGGCGCAGATACGGCCCTCCTCCTCCTCGGAGTGCCCTGCGAGGCGCAGGCGGCGGCGCGAGAGGGTGCAGACAATCATGGGGCCGACCTCCGCTAGAAACAGCACGAGGGATGCGCCGTAAAGGCCGATGGGGGCCGAAGAAAAACGGGAGACGCGACATCGCAGCGAGGGCTCCTGCAATGCGCCGTTTGGCAAACGGCCCCGGCTGGAGACCCTGCGTTTGGCGAACGGCTTAAATAAGTCGCTTACCGGAACCTGGGGAGGTGCCCGCCGCCGACCACGCCGAACGCCTCCAGGAGCCACACGCAAAGCACGAGCACGACGACGACGTTGATTACCGTCTTGATCGGGGCGGCCATCGGGATGGCGGAGTTGATTAAGTACAGCACGACACCGACGATAACGAGCATGACCAAAAGCGAGACGATGGACATGGCGACCCCCGGTGTTGTTATTGACGCGTACCCATCCGCGCCGCCGACCATCGCCGGCAGGCGGCCCGATGGCGCTCAGGGTGGGCCGCCTGGTAGCGGGCCTTGCGCTCGTCTTGCCGGAGGGCAGCGCATCGCCGGCAGTACCGCCGGCACCCTCGTGCAGGCTGCTTGATGGGAGCCTTGCAGGTGGCGCAGCGCTCGGGGCGCACCGACGGTCAGCTCGAGACGGCGACCAGACAAGGAGCGACCCAGCGCCCAAACGCGCCGACGCAAAGCGCCAGGTCGTTCCATGTCTGCTTGCCGTCTCTCATCGGTCGTCCCCGAGGAGCCAGCGCAACGCGACAATGCAGGCCGCCGCGAGGAGGATGGCGCGTGCGCACTCTAGCCAGGTCATGCGGCCACCATAGCGCGCTGCTGGCGCCTGGAGGCTTGCTCGAGGCGCCTGCCACGTTGGGCTGGGGTCTCCCGGCGGGCCTCGGTTTTGCGGGGCTTCTTGGGCGACGCCAGGGCCTTCTCGGCGCGCGCGTGCTGAGCCCGCCGCATGGCGTTGCCCAGCTCGAGGCGGGCCATCGTCGACATGATATTGTCGCGCTCGCCGTCGACGAAGCCCAGCTCGCCCTCGCGAAACCACGCCGGGATATAGGGCTGGGTCAGCCACGTCTCGGCGTTGCCCGGCTCGGCCACCTGCTTGGCCACCCGGTACTCGAGCCAGGCTGCGCGCGCCACCTCGCGTCGGCTTACGTCCATACCCTCCCCTCGATTGGGGCCCCGGCCTGCGTAAAAGGCGCCATCAATGGGCGATAATAAGGGCAAACCTCGACGTGCACTGCACTTGCCACGGTATGCCGGGCGCCCTCAATCCGGGACGACGCAAAGACTGCCCGCTCCGTAGGGTTGAGCTTTTGCGGGCCAATTGCCCTACGGAGCGGGACCGGCGATTAAAGCGGGGGCTTGAGGACGGCGAGCAGGCACTGGAAGGACCGCTCGCCGGCGCCGGCGCCGGCGACTTGCTCCATCGGGGGGCTCAGGAGCAGGCGCTCGAGGAGGGTCTCGAAGTCGGCCCCCTCGGCGTCCATAACGGCGGTGATGACGTCGTAAGCGGCGAGCAGCTCGAGCAGCGTTTCCTGGAGCCCTTCGCCGAGGGCGGCCACGGCGAGGGCCCGCTTTTGTACGGCGGCCTGGAGCTCCGCGATGGAGGCGAGCATGTCCCCCGGGGAACCGCGGCGCCACGCGGCCTCGGAGAGCTTGCCTGCTAGCACCATCTCCTCCCTCGCTGCGCGCTCCGTAGCGGCGAGGGCTCGCAGGGCCTGGGTATCAATCGCCTTCAACGGGGACGCCGCCAGAAGATGGCATTCAGCGCCACCAGGATGGACGTCATCCAGGCGGCATCGGGGAGCACGCCTGGGCCTCGTATCAGGAGCCATCCGGCCATCGCTAAGAGCCAGGCGACGAGCACCCGGAGCTGCCAGCGCTGCATCGGTCCCATGCGGAGCCTCCTCTCACTGTGTCCCTGCGCCTCGCATTAATCCGAGAACTTCTTCCTCGTCGCCATCGAGTAAAACGAATCCATGTTGCCGTTGTGCAGGAAATCGTAAATCTCGCCCTCGGGGATAGGAAACGAAATTGTGTCGATAAACTCGAAGGGCAGCGGTAGTAATGCCTTCCCGCCCATGCGGCGCTCGAGCGGGACCACCTGGCCAATCAGCTTATCGCGCAGGCATGCCCGAATCTCGTCGCCATGGGGGCCCAGCAGGAACTTGGAGGCACGGCGAATCTCGACGTCGTAGGCCGTGGCCGTCGTATCCCCGGGCTCAGCGGCGTACTGGACCGCGACCATGATAAGCCCCGTTTCCTGGATATTGCACATGGCCAGCTCCGCCCGCCGCAAAAGCTCGCTGTCGAGCACCGACGGGCCCATGGGGCCGTACGCTTTGGTCAGCTCGCGCAGCCCTTGCTCCAGCTCCGGCGTAAGAGGCACGTCCTTGTAGCTGAGAGGGAGGCCCGATGGATGGGGGCCCGTTGCCACCACGGCGCCTCCATCGGGCTTTGGAGCCGAGGGGTAAGCGCCGGCTGGCGTCGGCCCGGTGGCCGAGACCGGCGAGCGCCTGGCGAGCGTGGGAACGCGCACCGTCGACATCGGAGAGGGCGCCTCGCTCGCTGATGCGTGAGCGGCAGTGGCCGACCACCGGGTCCGCATGGCGACCAGCCCCAGCCCGGCGAGCACCACCCAGAGGCCCAGGACCAGCCCGATTCGGCGCTTCATAGCGGCTGCCCCGGCTTCGGGTTGCCCGTTACGCAGCCGCCGTACATGCACGGAAATTCGTGGTTGTGCACGTAGCCGCTAGGGGCTCCCGATACGCAGTCGTGCGTGTCATCGTCGATTTTGAAGCAGATGGTGCCGACGCCGCCGCCGCCCCACGGGTCGTTGCCGAGACACCCACTGCACGGGTACTCCCAGCCGTCGGCGACGCAGACCACGGGCTCGCAGGCGCGAGCCTTCGAGGGCATGCCCAGCCACACCCCCACGCCAAAGCACGCTGCGATTGCCGCCGTTCCTATCCACCTTGTCATCGTCATTTTTTCTCTCTCTCTCTTCTCTCGTTTTCACGTTGCCAGGATGCCCCCGGCGAGCTTGCCGCCGAGGTGTCTGATATCAGCGAAGGCCGCCTCGATGAGCGCGCGCAGGGCGTGGGAGGGCTCGATGGCCAGGCGCTCGCGCTGCGCCACCAGCTCGCGCTGGAGCTTGCCCAGGCGAGGCCAGCGCATGCCTCGCGCATAGAGGTTGCGGGCGCTCACCCCGAGGTCTCGCGCGGCCGCAATCATCGACCCGTCGCGGATGATGAGGGCCTCTTCGATTTGCTCGATGGTGACCAGCGCTGCGGTCATTCCCTCTCCCCCTCTCCTCCGTGCCAGGCAGGCTGCAATGCGTCGGCGGCACGCAGGGCGCGAAACCCGCCCTTGCCGAGCGCCTTGTAACAGGTCGAGCGGCGAACTCCAAAAGCCGCGCATATTTCCTCGATGGCGACGCCTGGGCTGCGCGCCGCCATGCGCAGAGCCTCCGTCTCCTGCGGCGAGAGGAGTGCCGGCCTGCCGCCGTAATCGCCTCGCGCGCGAGCGGCTGCGATGCCTGCAAGGGTGCGGTCGCGGATGAGGTCCCTTTCAAATTCGGCGAGGGACGCGAAGATGTGGAAAACCAAACGGCCTGCCGAGGTCGTTGTGTCGATGCTTTCTCGCAGCGAGCGGAAGTCGATGCCGCGCGCCGCAACCTTCGCCACGGTGTCGACGAGGTGGCGCACGCTGCGCCCCAGGCGGTCGAGGCGCCACACCATCAGCATGTCGCCGGGGCGGAGCACCTCGAGCGCTCGGGCGAGCTCCGGGCGGTCGGCCTTCGCGCCTGACGCGTGCTCGCTGAATATCTGCTCGCAGCCCGCCTCACGGAGAGCATCGAGTTGCAAGTTTAATGTTTGGTCGTGGGTCGAAACTCGTGCATAGCCGATTCTCATCGGCTGCGGGTTATCCGATAAAGGGCGGCCACTATCAAGTTTGTGGACGTATTTTTAGCGCGTCCACCGGGGTCCGTTTTGTGGACGAGATAAACGGGAGGCGGCGGGCGTTGGGGCTTGACTATTTCACGTCACGCGCAAGCTGGCTCGAGTATCGGGTCGCGCGAGCTCGGCGCGCTTCTGGGCGCAAGTCGTTCGTCCTTACCGGCTCGCTGGCGCCGTCACCGCACGTAGCCGCCTAGCGTCGCCCCTCCCGTTCCCATTGCTCGGGCGGCAAGCCGCCGCATCGCCAGTTCAAAGACCGGCGCCGTTACCCCGGCCTCGAGCAGCGCGTCGTCGAAAACGGCGCAGGCGGCCATGCCCGTCGACTCCAGCTCAATGCGGCCAACCGCTGGCTCGCCCATCTGCTTGATGAGGTCGGCCATCTCGGCGGCGCCGGCCTTCTGTAGCGCCTCGCGCAGCATGGCGCGCGTCTTCGCGCCCCTCCAGAGGGCCTCATGCCACGCTGGCTTCTCCTTGGACGCGAGCGCGCAGATGCCGTTGATGAGCCCGTCGAGCCGCTCCTCGAGCGTCATGGCTCCGCATCCGAGTTTGAAAGCCAAAGCCAAAGCCAAAGCCGAAGCCCCGCCTCCAGCAGCGCGTCCTCAACGGCAGCGCAGGCGGCCATGGCGCGTAGCTTGAGCCCGTCGAGTCGCTCTTCGAATGTCATCTCTCGTTTTCCTCGTCCTCGCCGAAGCGTTGGGGGCTTGACATCAGATGGCGAGCAGGGTCTGCGCTGAGGCCATGTCTTGTCTACCTGCAACCCATACCGCCTCATCGGACCGCCTGCCCTTGCGCGCAGTCTTGACCCCACCCAGCAAAGAAAAGGGCAGCCACGTCGCCCCAGCGTTTTCGCAAACAATCACTTGATCTGTGTGTGATAAAGAAAGGCACCATCGCCCAAGCTCTCCGTAATCCAGCTTCGCCGCCCCGTATTTGTAGTGGGTCCCTGCGCCTTGATACGGTGGATCGATAAACCACGTGACCGCCCCGGTAACAGCAGGGCAATCGGCGTAATCGCATTCAAAAACCCGCCAATGACGAACGCGGTCTACTTGCGATGCCAATTGAGCACGCACTCGTTCCCCCCAAAAACTTCCTGGACGGACCCCGCTGCGCATCCAGGACGAAGGCGCTTTGCGCGGTGCAGTGACGCCCACGTTAAGCCAGAACCCGACCAGCCACCTGGCCTCCTGGCAAAGAGCCATATCGTCAACCGTGCCACCCTGTGGCAGGTCCGGAATGGCGAGAATCTCCCTCGGCGAGACGCGGATGATGTAGCTCCAGAGCTGAACGATCAGCGGATTCTTATCGCAGAGTATGACCTTGCGATCTGCGTAGCGCAGTGCGTATCCGGCGGCTCCGGCGAAGGGCTCGATGATGGTGCCATGCACCGGGGCCGGATAATGCTTGAGCGCATCGCGCCATTTGCCGCCGTAGTAAGGGAAGAAAGGGCGCATCCCTGCTGCCACCGATGTCATCTCTCCTCCTCCTCGCCGAAGGCAGGCAACGCTCGGGGCGTGGCCGCCGGCAATTGATAGAACCGCGTCTGCGATGCGTCAAAGCCGAGGCGCACCGTCGCCGTAGGCCCATTGCGTTGCTTGCCGATAATCACCTCGGCGATGCCGGCGTCCCTTGTTCCCGGGTCGTATTTTTCATCGCGGTAGACGAAGAGCACCGTATCAGCATCCTGCTCGATGGCGCCCGAGCCGCGCAGGTCGGCGAGGATAGGGCGCGAGTCGCTGCGCTTCTCGAGGTCGCGATTGAGCTGAGAGAGCGCCACGACGGGGAGGGCCAATTCTTTGACCATGGCCTTGAGGCTCGCCGAGGTCTCGGCCAGCTCGCGATTGGGGTCCACCTCGCGCCGCCCGCCGGGAGAGGCGATAAGCTGGAGGTAGTCAATCCAGACGCACGGGAGTTGCTTGACGCCCCGGCGGCGCAGCTCAGAGACCCACTGGCGCGCGCTCGAGCGTATCTCCCGCACGGTGAGCGCCGGCCGGTCGTCTACCTCAATAGGCCACCCTGAGATGCGCGAGGCGGCGCGCGCGAAGGCTTTCCACGCTTCCCCGTCGAGGCGCCCAGCCCGTAGGGCCATCCCGGAGAGCCGCCCCTCGGCGGCCACCATGCGCTCCCCGAGCGCCTCCCGTTGCATCTCGAGGGAGAAGACGAGCTGCGGGTGGCCGAGCTGCGCGGCTGCGCTGGCGATGCCCATCGCGAGCGCCGTCTTGCCCATCGACGGGCGCGCGCCGACGAAATAAAGGGTGCCCGGCTCGAGGCCGAGGATGCGCAGGTCGAGGTCCGGGTAGGTGGGCATCAGGTCGCAGGCGGCCGTCGCCTCGTCGCGCTCGGCCCGGCCTTCCACGCGCCGATAGACGGCCTTCATGATGTCGGCCATGCTCGCCCGCTTACCGCCCCTGCGCGCCTCGAGCGCTGCGTAGGCGAGGCGCTCGACCTTGGCCAGCACCTCGCCATCCTCCCCGGCCTCGAGCGCCGTCTCGGCGATGCTGCGGCCCAGCTCAGCCGCGCGCCGCCGGTCAGCCTTGCCCCGGATGCGCTGCGCCCAATACTCCACGTTCTCGGCCGTCGCGCACTCGGTGAGGAGGCGCAGGAGGTAGAGGTCGAAATCCCCGACCGAGCGCGCGCGGTCGAAGAGCCCCTCGTCATGGAGCTGAGCCTTGACCGCGTTGCCCTCGACGACGACGCCGCGCGCCACGAGCGCCGCCATCGCATCGAAAAGCATGCGTTGCGTAGGGCCGAGGAAGTCTGCCGAGGAGACGAGCGAGGAGCAGCGCGCGAGGGCCGCGCCGCCGGTGAGGAGGATGGCGCCGAGCACGGCCTCCTCGGCGGCAAGGTCGTGCAGCTCGCCCGGCCTCAAGGGTCGACCCCTCCGCCGAGGGGCGGTAGGAAGCCCTCGCGCCGCAGGATGCAGTCGACGCCATCGCGCATGTAGGTCGAGGCCGAGACGCGCGTGCGCTTCGAGAGCTCGCGCAAGGCCGCAAACTGGTCGGGCTCGAGATACACGGTGATGGTCCGCATTTTCACGGCCGCACGAGGCCGCGCAGATTGGGCTGATAGCCCAGCTCGAAAATCTCCCCCTCGGCGCGCATCCGGTCCCAGATGCGGCCCACTTGTCCCTCGCCGCCGCCGTACCGTTCATCCAGCGCTCGCGCATCGAGGTTGCTGGTGATGGCCGTCGGCAGGCCGTGGGCCGTGCGCGCGTTGACCAGGTCGTCAAGCAGCGCGATGAAGCGGCCATCCCGGTCGAGCGGCTCGGCGCCCAGCTCGTCGAGGACAAGAAAGCTGGTGCGCTGGAGGAGCGGCGCCGTCGGCGAGTAGAAGCCGCCGCGCGCGAGCCCCCCTGCGGTGACCCAGATGCCGGCGCGCCGCCGCAGCATCAGCCACGCGAGCGCCAGCGACTTGCCGCAGCCGACGGGGCCGAGGAGGCCGAAGAACCCGGGGAGGAGGCGGGCCCAGGCGCGCACCCGGCAAAGCGCCTCCGTCTCGAAGAGCGGCGTCGCCGAGGCGATGCGGCGCAGGAAGACCTCAGGTACGCCATTGCGCAGGAGCCTTGCCTCCAGCTCGCGCGCGTCGGCCTCGGCCATGGCGCGCGCATGCTCGGCGAGGCGTTTCGGACACATCACGTTGCTCCGCCTCGCGCAGGCCGCCTCGACAAGGCCGTCGCAGCGGTCCACGCGCTCAGGCCGCCCGCCGCAAGCGGTCAAGGCCCAAGGGACATCAGGCTCTTTATTGACAGCCCGTGGTGGGGGTCGTAGGGTCATTTTCTCTCTCGCTTCTCGTGTGTCGATTTGCGGACGGAAGGCCCCTCGGATAAACCCGGGGGGCTTTTTGTTTTCAGCGGACGCGCCTCACGCCGCCATCGTGCGCGACCGGGGGGGAGTAGCCAGGCCGCCCTGGCGTGCGCTCGGGCTGGTCGAGGCGCCGCTGGAAGTTGGCCTCGCGGAACGGCGTCACCGAGTCAAACCATCGCCCCGCGCTCGGGTCCCGCCGCACCTCGGCTGCCGTCCTCCGTATCACCGCCTCGCAATCGGCCGCCGTGTGCCCTGCGTCGAGGCGGCCGGCGATGCCGGCGAGGCTCGCGTAGGTCGGCCGGATGTCTCCGGCCCCGCGCAGGACGAGGCCGCGCTCTGCATTGAGCCGGTCGAGGAGGGAGAGGCAAAGCGCGAGGTGGCGCTCCACGAGCTGCGCTTTGGCCTTCGAGGCTGGCTTGCCGAGGTCGGGGACGCGGACGAGGACGGCGGCGATGGGGGAGGGGAGGCGGAAGGACGCCCCCCCGAAGAGATTGCGCGTGAGGTCGCAGATAAGCCCAGCGCGCTCCAGCTCGGCGAGGACGTCCCCCGGAGGGTCCTGCTTGAGATGGTGCACCCCCGGCCCCTCGGGGAGCGCGAGATAGGCCCGATACGCAGCGTCTGAGAGCGGGCTCAATCCGGGGTCGTGGGCGCTGAGCTTCTTCGTCATGGTGCACTCCTCACGCAGCAGGTGTGACGGCCAAGGGCCGAGGCTCGCCCGCACGCCTCGCACCTTGCGAGGTGGGGCTCCAGTAGCCAAGGGTACCGCAAGCGATGGATTTCGAGGGCCGACGCCCGGATGCTGTCGGCGCTCAAGGCCCTTGCCCAGGGGATGGCGCCCCAGGGGATGGCAAAGCGGTGGACGTGGATGGCCTCGCGGAACTCGACCGCGAGCAGCGCCAGGCCGCCGCCGCGCAACGTCGCGTCGAGGTGGGCCACCTGGCGAGGCGGGAGCTGCCGGCGATAAAAGCGCGCCTCCTTGGTCGACTTGCACTCGAGCGCGAAGGCGAGGCCGCCGACGAGCATGCCGGAATAATCGGCCCGGCCGGCGGCAACCGGGGCAAAGCGGCCCGCCCCGAGGCGCCGAAAAAGCGGTTGCGTGTGCTCCCAGTCAGCCACAAGACCCGTCTGAGTGGCGGCCTTGAGCAACCCCTCGACCAGCTCCTCGAAAGCCTCCCCGGCGGCCTGCGCTCGGGCGCCTCGAATCGCATTGCGCGCGTTCATTCCGACGGCCAATATCGGCCCGTGGACGTAAAAAATAAAGACCATTCCCTCCAGTGCCGACGGTACGACGAGCCGCAAGCGGGCCGCCAGCCGACCTTCGAGGACGGCGAGCCGCTGGGCCCTCTCAGCCTCGGCAAGACCGAGGACGGCGCGGGGCTTATCGTGCTCATTTGCTTTGCCGTCCTGCTCGCCGGCTGGGTCCTGGCTCGTGACTCGAGTCATGGACAGCGTGTGCAATCCGTGGTCTACGGGCCGGGGGCCATTAATCCTGGGAGCGCGACGACACCATGACAGCAGAGCTTAATCTACGGACGGCATGGGCCGAGGACCCGGACGCTCCCATCGAGGAGCGGCAGGACAGGGCACTGCGGATGCTCGAAATCATGGGCGGCCTGGCAGTCACCGCCGGCCTCGTCGGCGAGCTGGCCCCGGGGCGCCGCATGACCCTGGTGGTCTCGCGCGCCGACGTCGAGCCCTCTCCTCCGGAGGAGCCGCAGCCGGTGGAGCCGCCGCCCTTCCCGCCGCCCGAGTGGCGCGAGGTGGACGTGGAGCCCTTCTTGCGCATCTACGATTTTATCAAGGGCAAGGGCGAGGCCGGCATCACGCAGAAGCACGCCGGGGAGGAGCTGGCCGTCGGCCATCGCCCCTTGCGCAGGGCCATCACCGCGCTCGCCGAGGCCGG